ACGCCATTTTGAACAATTGGCACCAGCTCCGTACCCGTAATGGCACCTGCCTGTGGTAATTGCGTGATCGTTACATTTGCCATTTTATTGACCTGGTGATGGGCTTAATGTGTCAAGATTTCCATTGTCTGACGGTGTCTGAGTGTTCTGTTCTGGTGACAACTCCCATTGGTTGTTACCAGTGGTGATGATTGCGTCTGGTACCACTGCAACACTCTCGTCTGGACGTGGAAATCTCAAGTTAATTCGTTCTGTTTTCCTTGCCGGCAATCTGTATGGGTCCAAATTGTCCTTACAACCTTGGTCGCATACTCTAAGCCCAGGAAAATTGTAATCCGAACTCAATGTTACTAAAGGACGCTTCATTTTGCAACGATCGCACACAGCGATTGCAATCGTTGTTAGTCCTGTTGTATCAAGAAAGCGTGGCATCTGGATTACTTGGTATAGGGTGAAATATTGGGTGCCAAATAGATCGGCGACTTGTCTCTTTCCTCTTGCTCGGCTTCGTTCAAATACTGTCCAGCCATCTTTTCCAAGTAATTGATGCGTTCCAAAGCAACGCCAGGCAATTCCATGGACATTCTGTGGGACAAGTTCATCAAAACAGCCTCGTACCACCGCTGTGGTATTTCCAATTGGCCAGAAAGTGCGCCAACATCCATGATTTGGCGTGAATACCAGACCGTTGCCTGCACAAAATATGTTTGTGGTGTTGGCCACAGGTACATGGTTGGCTGTGGAATGGTCCGATCAAACCAAAATTGATATGGCTGATTGGCTGTAAAGTTTTTGTTGGGTAAATTTGTGTAATCGTCTCGATTTAATCGAGACATTTGAATTTCTCTAGAATTATTTCCAAAGTACAGTTCACGAATAGCCAAAGTTGTTCCGCCTGTGGCCACAATTCGATAATATTGAACATTTGCTCCAGGGTCTATGTCTTGCCAAATCCATTGATAATCGGTCACGGTAACGTTGGTTGCCGTGTAAAGTGTTGTCCAGTTGACGCCGTCACTTGACGCCTGGTACGTATAGCTCCAGGTTGCACTGCCGCCTCCGGCAATGTATGGCATCAAGCCAATTGATCCTATGTATTGAGGATTATTGGTGCCATAAACCACCGTAATCGAGCCGTTGGGCGCTGTTTGCTGGCAATAGGTGCTTGGGTTGTCATCAGCAACATTTTGCGCAATACCGCCGGCAGAACTGCTGTAGCTACCCACCGGTTGGTTCATTGTTCGATACAAAACATTCAATGCATCAATGGTTCCAAGAGGTAATGAATAAATGTACTGATCAGGGTTTAACCCTAGAACAATTTTACTAATTGCCCAATAGTTGATACCCAGGTTGCCCAAGTGAGACAAAAACATGAACAGTGACTCTTTGGCCGCATAAACCTGCTCTGAAGTTAATTCTTCGGCAAGCTTACCAGCTCGACGCGCGCCATGGTCGATTAACTGCTGTACTGAAATGACTGTTTGACCAACGGTGCCTGAATAAGCCATGTTTTACCACCCTGGGCAGGCCCATCTTTTGAGAGAGGCTTTGGCCCTTGGTGCGTCTCCTTTTGAATGTTTAACAACGCCAGACATTCTTGCACAGAACGAATCTTTCCTGGAGCCTCCTTGAGGCTGTGGTGCCTTTAAATGCGATCCAGTTTCTCGATTGTACTTTTCTCTACCCTTAGCTGTGAGTCCCGCACCTTTGTTTGTCGATAATTTCTCACCGCGACCGACAGCCAGGCTGACCCCGCCGCCAGACTTTTTCTTAGCCGTCTTAGCTGACTCGATAAAGGCTTCCTTTGTGGGGGCACCTTTAGCTCCGACACGACGCATGTGTTCACCTGATCCATGGGCTATTCTTTCTTGTTTTTTGTGAATATTTTCGTACAAGCCGCCTTTGGCCATTTTTTTCCCCTCATCAGCTTTAACAAATTCTTTGCCGACCTTCTGAGGAACACCACCAAACCCACCTTTTGTGTGGGCGGCGGCTTCCATCAGCCTGTGTTGAGCAGGTGACTTGCTAGGCATATTAAGCCTGTGACTCTTGCCAATACAAACGGGCAAATGCAGTACCGTTTGAACCAATTTGGCTAACCGTTACATACAAAATATCAGGGCCATCAGGATAAGTTCCCGCTTGGCTTGTAGGCACAGTGTTCGACAATCCACCACCCAATATGCAATTACCAAAAGGTGCAACTGCAGTTAAGTCTAGAGTTGTTTGGCCTGCTGTATTGGTAAAGAATGCCGCAATGGACTCACCGCCAGTGATGGTGGTTGCTGTATTGGTATTCGTAGCCACTTGCACAATTGAACTTGTATTGGTGTTGTTTTGTGTTGGAGAAGCAAAGGAAGTGAATCCACTTGTTCCACCAATAACACCATTCAAGATGAACTGAACAAGATAACTTGTAGTAGTCAACATAGCAATCTCACGCATTTGCAACTGCAAGCGATTGATAATCTCTTTGACACCCAATGTACCCACAGTACCGTTATCCACCGAAGGAGCCACGCGAATAGCCATAATTGGTACAGCAGTAGCACTTGAAGTAGATACAGCCGAAGTCATACCGTAGTTAAAAATCAACGATATGTCATTGGTAAATCCACCGTCCATAACCACTGATGAACCCCAGTGAGATAGTTGAGCGGCAGTATCAGGAGATGCATACTCAACAGCAATTGGAGCAGTTGCAGAATAGGTAAATGCAGTAGCGGCGGCACCACCTGTTGCGCCCCTTGTAGCGCCTGTCAGAGACGTAGATGTCAATCCAGTATAGGAAATATACTCAATGACTCCAGAAGTACCATTACCAATAATACGAGCACTTCCACCTGCAGGGTTGAATCCTGATGTGCTACTCACATTAATCGTAGTGTCAGAAACGCCAATACTTGATGTAATGGTTGTCAATGGCAATATATTGCTTTGCTCATAGTGTGATGGCAAGTTTCCTGAACGCATATATGCTTGATATTGCACATTGTTGTTCTGGAATCCATAAACATAAATGATTGCACCACTTGTTGCCCTAAATCCAAATCTAGCTACACCTGCACCGTACCAAGAATAGTCCATGTAGAACATTTGTACTTTGGTCAAGTCTAGGTTATATCCAGATGGATTAGATGCAGATCCAGAACCATCACACACATCCCACCATTGTGATTGTGGAATCTTAGTCTCAACAACTCTTGAAACTAGAGCATTCGCAATGGTTGCACCACGATACTCAGGAGTTACATAAAGTTGTGTGTCGCTAGTGATAGTCAAAACTCTATGAGTTTGGCCACGAATGGTAATATAGTCACCAACCACCAATTGGGTTGTAAATTGAGTACTGCTACCAGTTACCAATGAACTATTTTGTGTTGCAGTAACTGTTCCAGTAATTTGGTTAACGCTATTACGCAATACGCAATATAGTGTTTGGCCATCAAATTGGAAGAAGATACCGTTTTGGCTATCAAAGAATCCAATCTTGTTGCTTGATCCATACCAAGAATATGGGCTAACGTGAGGAATTGAAGGTACAGTAGATGTGGCTGTAGCCGCTGTTGGAGTTGACAATGCGGTATAAGTAAATGTCAACGCTGTAGGCACACTGGTAATTCTAAAAATACCATTGTAGGCAGACTGATCAAATCCATTAACTTGCACATAAGTGTTAATAGTAAGATTATGAGGAGTCTTACTTGTAACAGTTACTGTTGTTCCAGATGAAGTTAATGAAATAAACGCAATCTGTGGTTTTAAAATAGTACCAGTAGAGAACTGAATACCTTTACCAGACTGGTATCGGAAATAACGTCTTGTCTGTCTAAACAGTTGCTGATTAGGAACGCCTGCACCCGCAGTAAAGTTTACAGAGCCATCATAAGCATGGCAATCCACCCAACCCACTGGACGAGCATAAAGATTAGATTGACCTGCTGTGTTAGCAATGGTTGTGGATGGTGTTCCATTCACGTTGGTAAACGTAAATGTTGTTGCTGAAGGTGTTGTTGCTACAGTTTGTGCGCCATTAATCTGCGTTGCAGTCGTTGGGCCTGTTGTTCCAGTAATATAAATAGAAGAACCTGCTGACAAACCATGTGGGAATGAAGTTGTACAAGTTACTGTAGAACCAGTAAATGTAAATGCAGTCGTGCCAGTCAAAGCAAAAGCGCAATTTGAATACGTGTAGCCTTGATAGCAATAGGTAGTAGCCGCAGAATAGTTGTTGACAGTAGTAACTGGATTGGCAACTTGAACGGTAATAGATGTACCTGCGCTAACACCTGCGACTACATATGCCCAACCTTGAGCATTAGGATCAATTGTGTCCTCAATAAAGAAAGGCGTACCAGTTGCAACAGTCACATTTGATGCAAACGTAATAACTAGCTGATATGTATTAGCTTGATTGCCTGTAATAGCAGACACTGGCAATGCCGCAGAGGGCAAATAATACAATGATTGACGATTGTTTTCTAAGGAAATCTGTTCCCACTTGGTAGGCTGTTGGCCATACTCAAAGTCGGTATCAATCAAGGATTGGGGCGTGGATACACGCATTTTGTCTACAGCATCATAGGCTCCAGACCTTTGTGCCTGCTGAAGACGTAATTGATTGTCAGTATTTGACGTTGGGCCAGTGTAAACTGATAGTTCAGACATTATTCCACCTATAAATCATGAAGTGGGAGCCGTAGCCCCCACTCTTCTTACTTTTTGATACTACCGCCACGCTTTTTAGGTGGTACAACTGTAGTTGATTTTACAGTTTTAGTCACGCTACCTGATGGAGGCGCTCCAAATCCCAAAGCATTTTTGACCATGTTGTATCCACTTGTTAGCGGCTTCAACATCATGTCACGCATTGCTATATTGTCGGCCTTGTCTTGTTTTGCAACAGAGTCATAGCCTCCATGAGATTCGTCAGTGGTAGACCCACCACCATCAAACTTTTTTACATGGCCACCCTTCTTGAACACACCCGACAACTCATTGATATGAGTAGCTCTTGAAGGAGGTTTGTTAGCTTGGGGCATTACCACGGCAGAACCCTGTTTGTTAACAGAGCCCCCCGTGGCGAAGTGCTTTTTTGATGCACGACCCCCATGCTTGAATCCACCTGCATTAGATTCTTTCACTTCACCAGTTTTGGTGTGTGTTTTGCCTTTAGGTGTAGTATCAACATTGTAGTTGGTGAAGTGACCTTCATTGCCTTCAATGGTGCCCTCTAGATCAACCATGCCGCCTTTAGCGTAGTGGTGCTTCTTAGCCTTACCACCGTGCTTGAAACCGCCGTCATTGGCCATCTCAACTTGGCCTGTACCGCGAGCTTTTCTATCAGGCATTGCAGTGTGCAAATCGGTATTCTCGTAGTAGTGCTCATTACCCTCGATAGTTCCACCCATGACTGACTTGCCACGTGTTTCACTCTCGTTGGTCTCACTAGGAATACGTGAACCAATTGCACCGCCACTAGCGTACTTGCCGCCTGAACACATAGCTTTATGGTGCTCGGCCATCTTCTTGTGATGGATAGAACCGCCTTCTTTGTGCATTTTGGCATGGTGTTTAGCCATGTGCTTGTGGTGCTCAATAGAACCTTCAGGATGGCCAGATTTATGGTGAACCTTACCACCATGCTTATAACCACCTGCATTGCTCTCTTTGATTTCACCAGTACCGTGTGCTGTATCACGACCTGCACCAACAACCTTGGTTTTGACAAAAGGCTTTTGGTTGTTTTCAATGGTATTTTTTGTTTCAAAACTATCCATTTCCTTCCCGCCGTCAACCTTGCCACCCTTGGCATATTTCTTCATAGATCCACCAGTTTTGCATTTTTCCAAATGCTCCATGGCTTTATCTAGATGATGAGCACCGCCGCCTTCTTTGTGTTTCTCAAGGCAAGCTCTGGCTTTAGCAAGATTCTTCATGCGCTCAGAAGCAGAACCACCTGCGGCCATACCTTTGTGGGCTAGGTGAGCAGGCATATGCTCGTGATGACGCAACTCTTTTTCAATCTTCTCAAAGCGTTTGTCTTCAGCTTCTTGCTCTTTACGAGTTTCGATCTCACCGCCGACAGCCTTGTGAGCCTTGCCACCTTTTTTCATCAAAGGAGTAGCCATTGCCTTGCGGCGCATAGCCATGCTAGGACGCATAGGAGCCGCACCTGCCATTGCAGGAGCCATGCCCATAGGACGTGCCATAGGCATTCCGCTCATTCCACCCATAGCGTGGTGTTCCATTGACTTGTGGCCGTGCTCTTCCTTGCTCTCATGCTTTTTGGAAACATGACCACCTTTTTTGAGCTTCAGAATAACCGAAGGCTCGTCAGTCATCATTTTGGGCATTTGGACGAATCCAGTTGCACCCTTCATTGCTTTTGCCATGAATTATTCTCCTTTAAGCTTGGGTGATGCCAAGCAAACCAGTTGCTGTAGCGTTAGGGCCGACCTGAATTGCAGTCAAACCTAACTCAAGTACCAAACGGGCTAGACCGTTTAGAGTGCCGCCGGGTGCATAAGTGCCGCGCACATCAGGTGTTACTGAGGTAGAAGTAAACTGGGGAACCAAGCTCATACCAGAGGTAATTGTTGTGCCGCTAGTAGCAACATAAGTACCTGCCAAGTAGTTGGCTTGAGTTGTAGACAATTTACCGGTTGTACCGTTAATCTTTGTCCACCAGTAAGTAGTGTTCAATGAAACTCCGGTCAAAGTACCCAAAGCACCAGTCAACTGAATCAAAGTACCACTCTCAGGAGAATAGGCCACGGTGATAACGCCGGGCGTAGCTGATGTGAAGTTAGTAATTGATTGAGTATTGTAGTTAGTGGTGTTGCTGTAATAGCCACTCAAGTAAGTACCTGAATCAAATGCAAGTGATCCAGTAAACTTGTTAGAAAGGATATAACTAGCATCGCTCATACGAGCAGGCAAACCGAGGATATTTGTTGTATCAACAGACACTGCAACAGTGGTTGCGGCTGAATAAGCAACTGAATAAACTTGGAAGAAAGCCTTGCGACCACTGGTAGTTGTTGATGCAACAGTACCAGACTGAATGATTTCAGTCATTGATTGGCCGTAATAGTCATAACCAGTGATAGTTATAACTGAATTGGTGGGTGATCCTGATGCTGTGGTTACAGATACTGCACGTGGATAGTCAAACTGGATAACAGAAGTACCATCTGAACGAATAACAGTAGTTGTTCCTGCAGTAGCAGAAGCAGTGGCAAGTGCAGTACCACTATAAGTGGTTGCAGTTGTAGGTGTCTTGGCGGCCAATACAGCGGCAGTAGTGGCAACAGCAGGAGTTGTATCATATAGATACACACGTCCCATTGGGCCAAAGCCAACTGACATTGGGGAAGGATTCTGAAGGGCGCTGTTGGCGTTTGTGCCAACGTACGCAGGTGCATTGCCTAGAAATAGGTCATCTGAAAATTGGGGCATGATCTTTACTCCATGAAAAGTTGATCAATTAAAAAAAAGGGGAGAGGTTTTGCCCCTCCCCACTTTGGCATTAAACGCCTGCTGTACCAAACAACGCGCGTGGATCAGTCCAGTTAGGAATGTAACGCTCAGTTGCTTTATAACGCATTGAGTCAGTCTCGAAATCACCTTCCATGGTTTTCTCCAAACGTCTACGCATCATGAGCTTCATGCCCTCTGGCGCATCAGTCTGAACCCACCATGCAGTGGCAGAAGTCAAGCGTGACAATACGGCGGCACCCTCGTCTAGCAACCCGATTGACTTGATAGGATTCAAGTCATTGTTTGCTGTACCAGTACGGAGAACTGATTTCAACAAAACTTCAGCTTGGAAGATGTTACCGGGGGCAACAACCAACTGACGGGGAACCAAACGGATTTTCTTACCATTGTTGTCCACAGATTGACGGATTTGAATCAACATCTGTTCAAGAGATGTTTGGCTCAAAACTGCGGCTGAAGACAATTGGTTAGAGAATGTACCGTTCACGATTGGGTGAGCAGTGTTAATCAACGACACGCCATCACCACCAAGATAGGAACTATTGAAGGCTCTGTTCAAAATGTTTGCACAGAGAGTTTCTTTAGTTTCAATCAATGATTGTGCTAGGTGACGAGCATACACTTGACCGATACGGATGTGATCGCCATCTTCCACCAACACTTTTGTCAAGGCAAAGGCTAAACCAAAGACTTGATAAATGTAGCGTTGTAGGAAGAGAACTCCACCCTGTTGGTAGCTGACAGGTGTACCGTCAGGCAACTGGGGAGCGGCTCCAAATCCATATAGGACAGGCTCTTCATGGTAGTTACGTGGAATACCGTCTTCTTCACGGAAAACACGTGACCACTCGTCTTCACGTAGGTCATAGACTCCATCAAAGCATTCGTTGAGAATTGGTTCAACAATACTTCTAAAGTCCGTACTTCGCATTGGTGCGGCCATAATTTACTCCTTATACGACAGCAGTAGTTGCCGCGACAAATTGAACATATGGCAACACTACACGAACGACTGTGTAAGCATCACCCCAAGCGTTGTCCACCAAAGGTGCAAGATCAACAACGCGCATTTGGCCTTGAGCGGCATTGGACTGAGCAGATGCTGAAGCCAATGTACACTGAGACAAACCAGTAGTTGTTGAACCACCAGTAATTGCGCTGAAGTTATACTCGCCACCAATAGAGGTTTGAGCTAGAGAACCATCGGCTTGGATTTCATAAACGATGTTTTGGTCGTTATAGAAATAAGCAATACAAGATCCAGTGATGAATGTTGTGTTTGCAGGCCAATAGTTGGACACACGGCGGCGACCAGTAGAATCAGTCCACTCAACGCCTGCGAACGCACCTGCGACTTGGTAGCCAGAGGATGCGGCGCTATTGCCGGGTGTAGCTGAAGGTACGATTGTGCCGTTAGAGATTCCAGACAAACCAGTAGCAGTCAAAACTGCGGCGGTCACATAAGAAACAGGTTGGCCTTTCAGAATACTGACGGACAAACCAGATTGAATCCCATTAGCTAACGCTTGAGCACGATCCAGACCAGAAGGGTGAAACGCAGGGCGTAAGCCAAAGGGAGCATTCGATGCTGACATAAACTACTCCTTTTGTTAAATAAACCTTACCCGTGAAAGACGGGATTAGGCACATTATTTTTGCTTAACTGTCTCAACCCATCACCTTCGATGTCAGCCAACCCACGTCCAGAACTATCTTGAGTTCCTTGGAGTTGCTCAACTTGGACTCTGATCTTGTCAGCTTCTTCATTGGGCAAGTCGTGGTGCATATGCAACATAACCTCTTGGTACATATCCATAGGGATCTTAAACAAGAGCATTTCATTACAAGCTACATAACCAACGTGTTCTCCGGCCTTGACTTTGTAACCCTCGAATCCAGATACTTCTTCCGATTTAACCGGAACATATCCTAATCGCATACGCTTATCAATGCTGTCGTAACTGTTAGTAGATGACAACCAACATACGTGCCATCCGGGAATGGATGGGGCTTTGGGTAAAGCACTTTGCGTCCACTCTTCGCTCCACATTTTTTTACGTTCATGCGAACTAGTGAACTTTTCTTCTGGTGCCAGTCGGGAGTGATCTTCAGTTGACCGATTCTCTCTACCGCCTGCATTCAAAGATTTTTTTAGACGTGATTCCATTTGCTAGATCCTTTATTGTTTGTTGCGTGATTCTTTGATATATCGCTGTATCATCTTGGCCTTCTTAACAGGGTCATCCCACATTCCTGCGTCCTTCATAGCCCTTACCTGTTCTGGTTCAAGTATGAATTGCGCCCTGTTAGTAGAACCGTTGACGGTTTCGCGTCCAGTTCCTCCCACAACACTCCTAGGTCTCCTTGCAGATGGATTTGCGTCCATAGTGTCATTGTACCTATGGTTAACGCGCTTTGACAAGCGTTTGTCCAATTCCGACCAATAATCTGGATCAGCAGGATTCCAACCTTCTTTAACTAGGTCTTCATCAATAACTTTTGCTATACGGCTGTCAGTATCGTGGCCATTTGGGTCGTACCACTCGTTCCTTTCCATCCAGTTTGCGGCATTGCGCTGTACTCGTGGATCAGGCAAACTATTGTTTTGCTGAGGCTTGATAGCGGCTTCTTTGTAACCTTTTAGGTCACGGATCGCCATCATTGCTTCATCCCTTAACTCTTGAGCCTTATTGAAAGCCTCGCCGTCTTGGGAAGACATAGCCTCTGACATCTTCATCTTGGCATACTGCAGGCGCAACTCTTGGTCTTCTACGGCCTTGTCAATACGGGCAAGATCAGCACTGTGAGTCTTACGCTCAACAACAGCCAGACGCTCCATTAACTGCTCGTTTTGCTTTCGGAGCAGATTAAGTTGGGCTTCCTTCT